CTCGCCTGTCTCAGGACATCCCCGTAATACTCTCTCTCGGTGATGACCTCGGACCAGACGCCTGGAACAGTCTCCGTGTCGGTGGCGTAGCCTACGGTTCCGTGGAACCGCATCTACGAACCTCAGCTGGCGGGACGCTGGAACGTCCAGTTGTTGGACGCGTTGTCGGCGAAGGAGTAGCCGGAGGCGGCCTTGGCCCGGATGTGGATCGACGCGCCGGCAGCAATCGCGGTCTGCGGACCCGCGGTCAGGGCGGCGCTTTCGACGCCGGTCTGGTCGTTGACGGACACGTAGGTCACGTTGGCCATGGTCGGGATGGTCACGACACCGGTGGCCTTGACGAAGGTCGGAGCCGTCGGCGAGCCGAGCATGGTGGCGGTGGTGAGACCGACCACGATCGCGGACTTGTACTGCACGAGGGCGCCGGAAAGACGCGTCTCGTAGAGGTACTTGAACTGGTTGTAGTCGATGTCAAAGTCATCGAAGAAGGTGACCTCGCCGCCGCGGTCCGTGCCGACGGAGTAGTCCTGCAGGTTGACGATGATTCCGATCAACGTGTCCTTCATCGACTCGAGAACGTCGACCATGACGATCCCGCCGACACCCATGGCGTCAGCCAGCTCCGCGACGGAGCTGTGCAGCCGGCGGCCGAGCGTGTCCTTGGTCAGGAGCATCTTGGTAACCCAGGACCGGGCCGTGTAGAGGGTCGGAACACCGGTGCCCTGGAAGTACTGCATCCCGGACATGATGCCGTCGACGATCTCCTCGTTGTTGCTGGAGGCGTCGGACAGGTTGATGTTCACGCGGGTGACGAACATGTCGGCGTCGGTGAGGATCGGCCGGATGTTGTTCTCGTTGATCTTGTCGGGGTCCGCCACGTCGCGGCCGTCGCCGACGAGGATCGCGCGGGCGATCTCCTCGTCCAGCATGACCCGCATCTCGGTCTTCATCCAGTCGACGACCGAGAACTCGGTGATGTCGAGGATGTCGTCGCGGTCGAGCTTCTGCTTCTTGTAGACGGTCTTCGGCGTGGTCGTCCTCGTCGTGATGCCGAAGAACTCCTCGCGCTTCAGGGCGCCCTTGACGTAACCCCGGGCACGAGCCTCGTCCATCGTGATGTCCGCGAACCGGCTCTTGATCCTGGAGAACGGAGTGTGGTGCGTGTTGCCGAGAACGTTGGCGACCCATGCCTGACGGCGGGTGATCCACGCCGGGGTGGCGTCGACAGCCGTCGCGTCGGGGAACAGGAGGTCGATGTTCTGGATCCCGTGCGTCAGGGCGTACGCCTCGACCGCGTCCTTGAGCGAGCCGCGCTTGCGGGCGTCGTCGAAGATGCCCTGCACGTCGGCGTGTGAGAGAACCGGCCCGGCGGGTGCGTTGCCGCCGCTCTGGTCGAAAACGTTGCGGTGGGTCACTTGCGGGTCGCCCTTCGGATCGGTGGGGTTTGTGCCGGACGGGTCGGACTGGCTCATGGCCGCACCGATGAGGGCGTAGACGACTTCCCTCTGCTGCTCGGTGAAGCCGGCGATGACATCGGCGACGGTCGGGTTGGCATCGGAAGCCTGAGCGACCGCCGGTGGCGGCATCAGGGCCGGAAGACCGGCAACCGCGTGGGCCAGAGCTGGCTTGGGCGGAAGGGAAGGGGCCGGAACCGGCGGCGAAAGCTCGACGAACTGGATCGTCGCCTCGCTGTAGATGATCGCCTCATCCGCCAGCGGAGTGATGCCGTCGCCGTGCGCGAGGTTGACGTTGTCGATGTACGCGCCGGGGTTGGCTCCCGACAGGACCAGAGACACCTCACGGATGACTCCGTGAACGACCTCCATCGCCTGCTGGATGAGCTGGTTGGCGTAAATCGACAGCATCTTGATGTCGCCGTGCTTGACGAGCGCCTTGGCCTGCGTGGCGGGCACGGTGTCGTTGAAGTAGCCCTCGGCACGAACACCGTCGCCGATGCTGTGCAGAACGACGTGACCCAGGACGTTCTCAGGCGAGTCGTGCAGGTGCTGCCACACGAGCGGAACGGTGGTGTTGTCGTTGCCCTTGAAGGCGTGATGCTTGATGGTCCGGCCGTCAGTGCACCTGATGCCGGTCCTCGTGCAGTACCCGGTGAAGTCAGGTTCCATTTTGACTGTTTGCTCCTCGTGGTATCGACGGGACGTGCGGCATCAATGGCAATGCTTGAGATGGCACTCTTCCGATCGGCTTCGACACTGGAGCCTGCTGGGGGATGTTCTTGTTCTGGAGTTTGTCAGCGTTAGGGTCGCTGGATGGCTTGAAGCCGATGATGCTGCGGACTTCGTTGGACGAAAGGATCTCGTTCCTGGTGAGTTTGTCGGCGATCTCCGCAAGTACCGATACTGGGACGAGCTTAAACGGATCACGGAGATAGATGACGGCCTGACCCTGCGTCCTTGCTGTTCTGGTCAGGAACGTTCTGGTCATGGCTTCGGTCATGGCAGTGAGAATCGGTTCGACGGAGCGGTTGTAGTAGTTGATCATCGCCGCTTCGTCCGCCGTGCCGTTCATCACTTCTTCGGTAAGGCCGAGTTGACTGTAAAGCATCTTCGTCAAGTACTCAACCTGGCCCATCAGATTGTTCTCAGCAGGCCGGTTCAGCTGAGTGATCCTCTCGGAACCATCCGTGTAAGCGATTCCGTACTGCGAGCCCTTCAGCTGGAACTCGATCTCCCTCAGCCGTTTCTGCGCTTCAGCACGCCTCGTTTCAGTCTTAATGACGTAAGGCAGCTGAATGATGATGTCCAGCTTCCCAGAAGCGCTCTGCTCGTCCACGGTGTCGAGAAGTGAAAGCTTCCTGAGAAGACGCTGAAGCGTTGAGTTCGGTTCGTTCATGACCGAGTAGAGAGGATTCTCGACAATCGCGACCATCTCTTTCGGGACGGTTACGTCTTCCGGAATCCCCCTGTTCTGGTTGTAGGCCCGGACCGTGACATGCTTCGGATACCACTGAACAACCTTGCCGATCCGCATGGTCGAGATGTCGTATCCGCCGGTTACCAGCGGGTTGAGCGTCGTGTCGACCGGAAGAATGGCGGCTACGCCTTGATCGAACAGCGTCTGCGCCAGATCCTGACGGAACATCGTCGCCGCCTGGTCGAGGTTCGCCTCGATGGTCAGGCAGTTGTTCAGGCCGCTATCGATCTCTTCCTGGTACTGGCCGTTCTCGTCCAGCCGCACATGAAGAACCGGGACAGCAGCGGTGTCGATCGCGAGTCTGGTGTAGACCGAGGAGACGATCGTTCGCTCGTTCGTGTACAAATATCGAGGACGGTCTGAACGCCAGGAATATGCCGGCCCAAGATCCACTGACGAAACACGAGAGTCGCGAGTCTGCTCTTCAGAAAAGAACACGTTCCAGGCATGCCTGAGGCGGTCCATGCGTTTGCCCAATGCCAACCCTCCTTCCCTAGTCGAAGGAATCCTTGTTGAGCTTAAACGCCACGAAAGCGTCCATCATCGCAGCGACGTTGTCGATCTTCTCCTCGTAACGCTTCTTGAGGAGCTTCCTGTTGCCGTTCGTGTCTTCAACCGTGATCGCGTTGCCCATTGCGAAAGACATGAGCAGCTGATCAAAAACCAGCATCCGCTCTTCGGAAAGCGTCTTAAGCTCCCCGAGGGGCACCGATTCAGTCCGGGCGCCCTGTATGACTTTCTCGATCCCGAACGGACCGTTCTCCTGCTCCCAGCGGGTCACGAACTCCTTTGCGTTATAGGGGTCGTAACCGAACGAGCGAACTTCATACTCGTTTGCCAGGATAAAACGCTCCAGGTCGTCGTAGACCTCCATCATGTCGAGGATCGCGCCCTCGAGAACATGCAGACTGCCTTCTTCGATGAACTCGTCGTACTTGGCACGCATTGCGCCAGGCAGCTTCATCATCGTGAGACTGGAAATATAGCTTCTCGTCTTCACTCCGAACGTCCCGTTTGGAAGCGGGAAGAGGAAGGTGAAAGCCGTGAAGTCGTCTCCCTGAGAGAGGTCAGCGCCCATGGAGCAAGGCATCCGCCAGAACTCATGCCGTCGATGGGGGAGGGTCTCTTCGTAGGTAAAGAAGTAGGTGTACCCTTCCATCGGAATCCCGAACCGCTTGGCCAGAATATCGTTACGAGTGGAAGGAGCTTTCTCCATTCGCTCGACATCCAGCTGATACGTCTCGTAACTGACAGTCTTTCCGAGGTTGGGATTGGCCTTCGGCCACATCGCCGGGTTAGCAACCTCTTCCAGCTCGTCAAGCTTGTAATGCCAGATAGAAACGTGCGGGTTCGGGTAATCACCCCTGAGGATGTCCTGAAGCTCCATTTTGATTGTATCGCCACTGCCGTTCCGGACAGTGCCTTCGGAGCTTGTCGCCACGATGATGTAGTCAGGAAGCTTCGATGCTCCCTGTTCAAGAGCACCAATAACGTCCTCACGAACGTCCGTGGAAAGCCACTCGTCAATGGTCGAGACCTTAGGCCGCAAGCCTTGCAATTTGGCCACGGACATAGGTCTGACCTCAAGGAGCGATCCCGTGAGGAAGTTCTCGATGCCTTTCTTGGTAGAGGCGAGTTTAACGCGGAGAGCTCTCGACCCTGTCGTGTTCTGAAGAGAGCCTTCCGTGAGGAACTGGAACAGCGGTCCCCTCGCCCTGGTGATAGCCGTCCGGAACGGCGACATCACCTCTTCGGCCTGCTTCATCGTTGGAGCAGTGGTGACTTGATGAGTCGTAGAAACGTCGACGTTCAGGAAGTAGCTCTGAATGCACTCCGCGTACATCGATTTTGCCGCACCGCGAGCCACGATCAGGTACTGCTTATTGCGCAGCCGCTTCTTGATGACCTTACGGACGTAACTTCCGCCGTGGCCGTCCGGTTTCGGAACGTAGACGCTTCTCTCGACGAAGTAGAACCACGCGAGCAGGGATTCTGCCCAGAGCTTGAACGTGTCGAGCAGATGGAAGTCGCTTCCATCAGTTAGCGTCAGCTCGTTCTCGCAGTACTTGATGAACCCCTCGATCGCATCGCTGTCGTAGTAGAAGTTCGGGTCCTCGATGAGCATGTCGATGCGGTTCATCTCCATGGAGATTTCCAGGTTGACCGGAATCTCGCCACGGAGAACGGCGGCACGAAACTCGCCGTAATATCTCGGCGTAGCCGTGTTCGAAAGACTCATGTTGACCTCTTCTTAACGACAGAAGATATGCTCGCTACGTCTCTTCGGCGGGAAGCTGCGGTATGAGGTCCGCCCTGGCCTCGTCGAGCAGCCTGCCGATCCGCGTCAGGTAATCCTGAGCGTGCACGTCGATCCCAAGCGTAGGGACTCCCCCCTGTTCCCGGAGTTCAGCGACCTGCTCCGATGCGCCGTCCATCCACTTGAGGGCAGCGATGCCGAATGCCATCGGATTCGGTTCGTCGGTCGTCGTGGCCTTCTTCTGAGCCGGCATGAGTTCTCCTTACCTTGTACGTTGGTCGTTCCTTCTTACGTCACATCCAGCCTCGCGTGAGGATCCATTCCGTCCAATCAGACGGCTGACATCCTCTGTCGCCGGGCGGATGCTTTGCTTTCGATCTGCCGTAGGCGTACGCCGCCGCACTGCTGCAGACCACCTGTCCGGCAACCTCGTCGTGCTTCCACTTGGAATCCCAGCCAGGAAGGCGCATGCCCAGGTTGGTAAAAGCGTCAGCGACGATGGACTCCCAGTCGTAGGCGGTACCGAGCATCTTTTCCATCGCCACGGCGATCAAGTACCGCTGCTCTTCGGTAAGCGGCTGATCAGCATTGCTGTGGGTCCACTTGCTATCGAGATAGCCCTTAGCGTCCACCCATCCGACGCCACCGGGCTTTCCCTCAATCGCCCACAAAGTTCCTTCTGCGTCCCGGTGATGAACGACCGCGACGTGATTGCCGAGATTTGGCTTGTTCCTGATCGCCGAACCGAATCGGATCCACCAGGCAGCGAATCCTTCCGAGCGGGTGACCAGGACGGTGCCTGGTTTCAGATCTTCGGTTCTCATCCTGCCACAGCCTTCTTGATGATCATCCCGGAGACCTTCGCCGCGGCGATCCCGGCAAGCCAGGCCGCACCCTTACGGCCGTACTGGGAAACGAGGTTCGCCGCCTCCTGCTTGACGATGTTCTTGCCGACATCGCTGATGAAGGCCTGACCGGCGTTAACCTTCTTCGGATCCAGCCTGCCATGCTGGGTTTCCAGGTTCAGACGGGTGACCAGGGTCTGGAGCTCGGCATTGGTCAGTGACCTGGTACCGTGCTGGCTAACCCGGGTCTGAAGCCTAGCGGCTCTGGCGGCGTCTTGAGAAACAGGACCGGAAGGGCGACTTGAGGGACTAGACCCAGTCCGGCGACGGCGCACGCCCCACCTCATGCCCTTGACGCCGAAGTGCTCCAGGAACGTGTCGATCTCGTCCATGAGACCGTCGATCTCGGAATGCTTGAGTGATCCGTCCGGGTTCCAGGTGTCAGGGATCTTGCTTGCGAGGTTAAGGGCTCGGGCCCTCTTCATGATGTGCCGGCGAACCGAATTGCGGCGAGCGACGTCGCTTTCTCCGGCATTGGGCGTAGCCCGGCCGACCGCAGCAATCGCATCGTCGAGTTCACCAGCATTCCTGATGTAATACGATCCATCAGGCATCGCGACGCCGGATTTAGCCATCGTCCGGCGCTCTTCCATCGTAGGAGTAGCCACCAACCCTCCTCTCAAGAACGGGTCCGGGGGCGCCGCCGCGTCACATCGATCAGTACTTGACGGCACAGACCGACATGCAGGGTAGACGACGCCCCCGGAGCTTTTACTCAGGTGATGCTAGGGCTGCTGGTTAGGCAGCGGACTCGATGGGAACCGCGGTCTCGTAGCAGGTGCTACGCGGAGCCGGGGTCGGGTCGCCGTGGTACGCGCCGAGGGTCGGGCCGTCGGTCTGGTACTGGCACGGGTCGCGAACGAGACGCGGCTGGGAAGCCACGCCACGTCCCTGGACGTTGAGCGACACCTGGTCGAACTGCACCACGGTCGGGAGACCGCGGAGGTGCCGGATGATCTGGGCCAGGACCTGCGCCCGGGTCAGGCCGTCGAGCGGGCAGACCCGCAGGTTACGGCTGTAGTTCGAGTTGAGGTTCTGGCTGTAGTTCCAGCCGTCGTTCCAGCTCCAGGACTTGAAGTTCCGCACGTGCCCGGAGGCGAGCAGGCTCACGATCGCCGTACCCCTGCCGGTCTCGTTGCGGTAGATGCCCTGGCCGCCGTTGAACGTCCAGCCGACCGTCTGCAGAAGCGCCGCCGAGCAGGTTCCCGGGTAGAGCTGCGGGAGACCCAGCGGGCTGTGACGGAGGTTGACCGAGTTGACGCCCCGGTCGTCCAGGATGTGCCGGAACAGGTTGCCGCCGAGAACCGTGTCGTTGCCGTCCGTCAGGCGGACCGGGCCGCGAGCGAGAACGGTGTTGAGGTCACGGGCACCGACATCGGTCCGGGCGATCTCGAACTGCTGCGGAAGCAGCTGCACCCTCGGCGGGTGCTGGAACTGCTGCTGCGTCGGAGTCGGCGACGGCGTCACCGTAGCCGAAGCCGCCGGGACACCGATCGACAGTGCCATGAAGCCAGCCGCTGCGGTAGCGAGTAGGATCTTCTTCACTTGCGTGTACTCCACTTCTTTGTTTGGGGTACTTCCCCCTAGATGAAGAACGGTCTTGCTCGTGTTGTTGTCTGAATCGCCTCCTAAGGTAAAGGGATAGGACTCGGCTCCGCAGCGGGAACGGTGCCGAAGCTTGTTATAGTGGAGAGAAGATGAACAACTGAGAAGAACGGCCGGTGACAAGAAGTCCACCACGACCAGTAACCTTCATCTTCTTCATGGCGACGTTGCCGGAGAAGTCAGAGACTTCCGCCTCCGTTACAGAACCCTCTCCGTAAACTCCCATTTTGACGAGAGACACAGAGCCCGTCGCCACAGACGTTACCAGGACGGAACCGGATACTCGCATCTTCTTCAGACGCACATTACCGGTGACTACAACTAGTCCCTGGCCAGTTCCGAGGGTGATCATCTTCTTCAAGACGATTACGCCTGTGAGAGTGGATACGCCGGCGCCATTGCCAGCTATGCCCATCTTCTTCATGCGTATATCGACTATGACGAAGTTGAGTTTCTCCCCGGATCCGAAGATAGACATCTTCTTGAGGCTGATGGCTCCTGTAGTAGCGGATCTACAGGTGACAGAGCCAGCAATCGACATCTTCTTCAGATTCACAGTGCCAGAAAGCGCGGAACTACCGGTACCGGTGCCAGCTACGCCCATCTTCTTCATGCGCACGTAGCCATCCACGAAGATGAGCTTCTCCCCGCTACCGAGGATCTTCATCTTCTTCATGGACACGGCACCGGCAGTTGCCGAGCTTCCTTGGCCAGCACCGGCAACGCTCATCCTCTTCAGGACGATAGCTCCTGAGACGACAGAAGTCACGGGCCCAGTCCCCGAGACTCCCATCTTCTTGAGGGAGACGTTGCCGATGCCGACGGTTATAACAACTACTGCTCCGGAGACGCCCATCTTCTTCAGAGAGGGACCACCGCTGACCGTGGCTATCCCAGTCCCTGAACCAGAGATTCTGCACTTCTTCAGGCCGACAACGCCAGAAGCGACAGTCGTGCACGTTACGGCGCCCGACACGACCATCTTCTTCATGACGACAGCTGCTGCGGCTGAGACAGCTACCGATGCCGACCCGGAAATGCCCATCTTCTTCAGCTTGACGGCACCCGCGGCGGACGAAATGCCGGCAGCCGAACCTGAGATGGATCCCTTTTTAAGAGTGACGCCTCCGGAGGCAGTGGATATGCCGGTCGCGGTAGCCGACACACCCATCTTCTTCAGGCTGACGGAGCCTGAAACCGTAACCATGACCGACCCTGTGCCGGCCACGGACATCTTCTTGAGTTTCACCGCGCCAGTTACGGACGATGTTCCGGCACCGGTACCGGAAACGATCATCTTCTTGAGCGCGATGCTAACAGTAACGTTGTTGATCGAGGAAACCGAGCCCGTTCCGGCAATGCCCATCTTCTTCATGGACACGGCGCCAGAAAATGCGGAACTGCCGGCACCTGAACCGGAGACGCCCATCTTCTTCAGTGCGATGGCACCAGAAAATGAAACAGGCACGATCGCTGCTGAACCCGCGACTCGCATCTTCTTGAGACTGATGGCACCAGAAAATGAAACAGGCACGGTCGCTGCTGAACCCGCGACTCGCATCTTCTTCAGCGCGATAGCACCAGAAAATGCAGAGCTCCCAGCACCTGAACCGGCAACCTTCATCTTCTTCAGCGCTACAGCACCGGAAAACGCAGAGCTCCCGGTACCGGCGCCAGCTACGCCCATCTTCTTCAGGCTTATCGCGACCGTACCTGAAGACAGCGCCACGTTCGGCTGCTCGAGATTGCTGTATGCGAGATCGTCTATCCAGAACTTTGGCACGCTCGCCTGCGCGATGGAAATCCCGGCTATCACGGCAGCGATCGTCGTGCTGAGGTTGAGAGTCGCCGGACTGGTGAACGTCTCCGTCGGGGTGTCGCTGTCGGGAGTGTTGTAATAGCTGATCTTGAACTGCCCGGCAGTAGCGTTCGCGTAAGCCCAGAATTCGATACGGATCCACTGGTTAAGCGGCAGGTTGTTCGTGCTTGTCCACTGAGTCGCCGAGGCCGAATCACAGACAACCAGCTTGCCTGTGGTGGCGTACCGAAGGAAAGCGGCGACTGTCGTGATCGGCCCGCTGCTGTAGAACCCGAAGAATCTCGTGTTCGCTGTCGGAACGCTAGGAAAGCGCACATAGAACCTTGCATAAAGTCTGGCGTGCGCCGTCAACCAACCGAAGTAACAGGTAGTGGACGTTACGCCAACAGCAACCGCAGCAGACAGGGAACCATGAGCTTTCTGTGCGGTCTCATAGTTCAGGGTGGCACCGCTTCCGATGCTTGCGTAATCGAGCGCGTCACCTGAGGCGCCGCCGCTGTTCCCGGTGGTGATGGGAGTAGCGTCAGTGCCGCCTTCGGCTGTCCAGTTCTCAGCAGCAACCTCAGTGACGTTGTAGTGCATTGAAGACATGAAATATGTGTTAGCTGGCGTGGAAGCCACTGTCTCCGCACTGGGGTTCAACGTCGAGATGTTCTGGGCGTTGAGGGCGTGCTGGTTCACGATGAACGGATGCCCGGTGTAGCTGATTCCGGTCGGGCCCCAGAAGGGGTTTCCGTTGGTGTAGTTCGTCGTAGGAGTGTTGGTGAAAGCTGTCTGCGTGACAGTGCCGCTTCCCCGTCCCATCGTGACGAGGATTGACACGCTTCCGGCGGCCCTTGAGGAGCAGGACGGAGGAGTAATTGATGTTCCGGCGGTGGTGACGTTGGCCGCCACTCCGTTAGCGTCGAACTGGAACTTCCTGCCCGCCGCCGGAGTATAAGCAGCAGACATGTACCGGTAAGGCCCGGAAACGGAAGATACGACTACTGGATCCGTATCTCCGGCTTGAAGGATTCTCCAGTAGTAGAAGTACGAAAGTCCTCCGGAAGACAGTGCTCCCTTCTCGGACAGCGTCCATCCAGCAGGATCGGTGAACGTTGCGGTAGCTGAGTTGATGCCGCCGGCGATGATACAGAAGTCGCCTGGCTGCCATCCGGCAGGAAGGGTGACGGGAAGCGAACTGAGCGAGTTGTTCGACGCGGCTCCTGCTGCACCTCGGTAAGTGGCCACCGGCCACCGCCTTACTCAGGGTTGCTGACGGTGAAGCTCGAGACGGACATGGTTTCGCCGGCGGTGAGCGTGATGTCGGTCAGGTTCAGGTCGCAGCCCGAGAGACCGACTGTGCCGTCGAAGAGAACGGTTGTGCCATCGGACTTCAGGAGTCGGAACCATGCCGCCGTGCCGGTAGCAGCCGCGGTGATGTTCGAGATCGCGTTGGCGGTCGCTGTGGCGGAACGCGTCGGAGCAGTGCCCGCGGCTACGGATGCCGCGAAAGCCGTGGCGTTCATGGTGAACTCGCCGAGCATCGTCTGAGCACCGATCGCCGTGTTGGCGTCCGTCGGCTGCGCCCCGGAGTAGACCCTGAGCTTTCCGGCGTTGGCCAGCGCACAGCCAGCGTCGACCGCGGCCTTGGCGAACGTGTCTGAGAAGAACGGGTTGAGCGGCATTACTTTCCTCCTATAGCCATTTTGACGTGAATCTCAGAAGCCAGGAGTCCAGCCGGCATGCCACTCGCCGAAGGTCTCCCTGAAGACCGCGCTGATGATGTCGGTGCCGTCAGGAGTAAGAACCGGCTCTCCGTAGGTGCCCCAGTTCCATCCCGCTCCCCAGGTGACTGCGTAGCCAGCTGAGGTAAGCTCCATGGTCATGTGACCGCCGTCCAGGCCGTTCACCGGAGCGTTGATCGTGCAGTCGCCGTACAGCGTGAGGTAGAACACGTTCCCGTCTGTCATGTCGGGAGTGACGACAGGCATGTAGCCGAGGTTCACGGGCTTCGGCTTGAAGACCTGGTCTGGAAGCTCCATGTCAGGAGGCGGAACCGGAGGATTGATGTCTTCGCCCTCGACGTTAAGACGCCACGCCAGCTCTTTGTTGACCTCGGTAAGGGCTGAGATCCCGAACGAAGTCGCCGGAGGGTCGAACAGAACCCGGACTGTCGTATAGACGTAGGATCGCACGCTCTGGAGCCGGTCCATGTCCGAGCTGAAGTCCGCCCACGTCGGCGTGCTGTCCGAGATTACGAAGGGCTCGACCGGGCCGACACCAAGCTGCCGCAAAACGCCGAAGGCTGAATTGAGATGCGTGATGACATCGGTATCGAACACCTCGACTGCGGGATCCAGACCCAGGGTGTGCTTGGTCGAATCGAGAATGCTGTCGTCGTTGACCGTCATCAGCGCTCCTAGAGACGGCAGGCAGCACGAGCAGAGTTGTATGCGGAATCGGTGTTGTTTCCCCAGACCCCGTCGGCGCCCTTCGGGTCGAAGCCCATCCCAAGCAGCGCCTTCTGAACCGCGACCACGGTGTTGTAGAGCGCGGTGTTCGATGCGGGACCCCAGCTACCATCCTGTGTCGTCCCGACGACCTTCTGCGCGTACTGAACACCATAGGGATATCTCCTTCCGCCGTAGGGAGAGGCCGCTTCAAGCGCCTCGCCGCACTTGTCGGTCTCGGGTCCCCACTGGTTGTCGGCCGTGGTGTGAACGGCCCGCTGGAACGCCGTGCAGTTCGGCTTCGGCTTTCCGCCGCCGCCGGAAGGAGGCGGCGTGGAACCGAGGTACTTGCCGACCATTTTGAGGAAGTCGGTCCACGGGAAGGCAGGGCCGGGGTCGTAGTGATCGCTCGACCGGAAGACCCGGTTCACGTCGACGTGGCCGACGAACCCCTTGGTGTAAGCCCTGATCTGGGCGTCCGTGTTGCGCCGGAGCGGGATCGAGTACTTGCGGCACCACTCCGCGGCGCACACAGCGGCGTTGTCGAGCATGGACCGCGAGTACGCGTCGTTCCAGCCGGAACTGCCCTGACTGGCGTAGCCGGCCAGTTCGATGTTGAGCGAGTTCGGGTTCACCGGCGGCATCGTCCAGGCCTCGTCACCGTCGTTGACGCAGCGAACTCGCGAGTTGTTGTCGACACACCAGTGCGACGACGCCTGAGTAGCCGGCTTCGCGAAGTAGGCCGCGACGTTCTCGGCGGTCGAGGAACCTTCCGGTGCCTCCATGGTGTGGATGCCGATGAAGACGATGGATCCGCGCCGGCCGGAACGCCTGTTCGGCGAGATCATTGTGCTTGTTGCTACCATGCTGGCTCCTAACCATAGCTTAGTGTCGCCGGGGCGCCTTACCACGAGAGGAGCCCTCAACAACTTTTCGTCACCGAAGTGAATAGCATTGTGAGTCCTATGGGAAACGGTTATCAGGAACTCTGGGTCGAAGATGCTCTCGTTTCCGTGGGTGATGTCGTCCACCGTCATCGGATTCAGGTGATGAATGGCTATCCTGTCATAGATCTCATAGCCCTCAACACCCAGATCGCATCCGTAATCCCTCAGGATAACCTCGCTACGGCACCGCCGCCACTCACGCGAGGTGTAGAACTGCTGATTCAGCCACCTGTCAGACCCGAAACTAGTGACCCCTATAGACGAATGCAGCTGAAGATACCGGAATCTCTCCCTGAAACCCTCGATCCGGACCAGCTCGGAATAACATCTCAGTCTCTGGGTAGTCATCGCTTTCAGCATTCCCTGAGTACACTCTCATGGCCTTGAGAGCGTTTGCGTAGAGTTCTTCGACCCTTTGAGCAGAGGCCAGAGCTTCAACCTTAGCAGTCAAGAGAGCGTTCTCTCGTGTAAGCCGCTCTTGCTCAAGCCTTTCTCGTGTTGTGCCGAGTTTCAGGTAGTGAGTGATAACCTGAGCGGAGGCAGTTCCCTTGAGCAGCTGCTCTTCGGCGACATCCACGGCCAGAGCGATAAGCTGATCTTCCCTGCCTTTGAGCGTCGTAGCAGGCCGTCCTCTGGTCCTACGCTCATTTTGAGAAGTCTTGCGAGAGGCCGTAATGTTCACCTCCACTTCTGGCATAGTTATCACTCAGCCGAGATCACTCCTGCCGGGGGCACCGGGAGTTCCCGTCTCTTCGGCGCGGGCTGAAGAGACTTTTCACCTACTTGCAACGCGGGGGGGCTACGCCACTCATAAGCGATTAAGGAACGCACCGGCGCCCCCTGCAGGAGTGATCTCAGTCGTTTCGTCCTTGTTCCAGCTCTATGATCCTGCGGTTGGCTTGTTCTAGCTGCTGAGTCTGGGTCGCGATAGCTTTCTGGTAAATCTCCTGAGCACGGACCCAGGCTTCTGCTTCCTGCTTCTCCCGAGCCAGCAGAGACTCTTGCCGTTTGGCCCGTTTCGCGTTGATCCATGCGCCGATCGCGAACAAACCGGAAACGATCGTCACGATGACAACGTCTATTGCGAACGATTCCGCGGTCATGGCGGCTTCTCCTCTGGCGGAGGAGGAAGATTGAGCGGCTCTGGAGGATCGCTCCTTCCGGCCAGCAGAACGCACAGCACAGCAAGACACCACCACGCCAGGCTTCCATCCCAGCCGTTAGGTCCTAGTGCCAAGATGGTAAGAATCGTCGCCCAGGCAGATGAGATCAGTGCTGCCATGGCATAAAGCGCTTGATCGAAGTCACTGACCAGGCTTACGAACATGACCGAGCCGACCAAAAGAAACGTCCATCCGACCTCCGCTGGAGTTACGTAAAGAATTCTGGAGATCGAAGGGATGTATCCGAAGATCAGGCCCAGTCCGTAGGCCATGAAAGTGATTCCTAGGATGAGAAGCCCATGCAAACGGAACCCGTTCTTCATCCAGACCTACTTCCGGCGGACTTTTTCCGGCGACTTCCCCCGGATTCTTCCCCCGGGGCATTTTTTAGGGGTTCGGCGATGCAGGAGGGGGGTGCTTTCTACGAGACCCCTCCCCCCGTCAGCATTTTGGGAGAAGGTACCTCATCTGGCGAAATCTTTTTGAAAATGCCGGAAACATTTTCTTTTACGATTTCGTCAATCGCTTGCTTGATTGCCAAATCCTGATCTGTCTCTGACAAATCAAATGAAAAGCTAACAACACGAGCAAGAAAGCCAGACGTGTTGTGTCCATGACGTATGTCGTATGCCTGCCACTCATCCCAGTGAGTGTAGGGGTTCCATGGATTGTCGATGGTGGTCAGCATGTACTCACTGTCGTCTGTCATGTTCATCCTCCCTCACTCTTGAGTGCAGCGTTGAGTGTACTGACAGAGATGCCAAGGGACTGGGCAACCTCGGCTTGTGTGTAGCCGGAGGCTAGCCTAGACCTAGCCAGTACCATCTTCGTTGGTGTCATGCCCTGTGTGGTACGTGGTGTGGCTAGCTTCTTAAGCTCATCGATGTTGGCATTATCGATGATCTCAGACAGGCGGTTGGTACTGATAGCACCTGACTGTATAGCGTGCCACTCCCTAGCTGTGATCTCTATCATCTGCTTCTTAGCACCGACACGATCACGAGCCTGCTGCAGTGAGGTACCCTTTAGCTTCTTGTATGCATCAGGGTCCTCTTTGATATGGGGGTTATCGTGGAGGCGGGCGGCAACAATCTGGTTGGCCACCAACTGTGCTTGTCTTTCGAGGGGGGCGTTCTTCTTGGCTACCCCCAGCTTGGCAGTTAGTGAAGCCACCTCATTGCGGTACACCTTTGCCGCAGACGAGGAGTAAGTCAGGCGCCCTGTCTGAAGAGCAGCAAGCCTGGCCCTGTTAGCCAGCCCCTTCATGCCGTTAGAGTGGGCGGCATAGATCTCTTCCATGGGTGAGGGGGTATCACTCAGGAGAGTGCGGGCATCCGCCGTTTCGGCCAGCCTTTGAGAGGGGCGGGTCTTCACGATGGTGCGACCCCTACGATCTACGCTCGTGGTGCCCGTTTCCTCGAACATCCGTTGGCCTGTGACCGGATCGATAGGACCACCCTTTGATGCGGGGCGGGGCCTTCTTTCAGGAACCCGTATCTCGGATCCTGCCCTCGAGATGATGGTCGATGCGCCAGCAAGACGGCCCTTGGTAGTACGACCCTGGTACTTCGCCTTGAGCTGGGCTATGCCGTTGTCGACGTAGGACTGCTTGACATCGAGGTGGTGCTTCTCGGAATCGATGACTACCATCGAATGCTTGACAGCACGGGCTATCTCGGAACGATCTGCGCCCTTGATGGTCATGTCCGTTATCAGGTTGGACACATCGCCCATCTGCTGCTGCTTCGGCCGGCCCTTCGGATTCCTGCCGCCGTAATCCACCGATCCCGTCTTAGCGTGGTAGATACCGCCGTCGATGGTACGCATCCCGTCATGCGGGGCGTAGTGAACGATAGGATCGAAGTCGTTGAGGCTAGCCAACGAATCGGTGGTCCTGATGTCGCCACGCTTGTTCGGTATAACCAGGACCGTGTCACCGTCGAAGTCGGCACCAGATAGCCGCTTAGCTACGGAAGGATGGATTCCTACCGCATCAGGAGCGGACCCGATCGTCGACTTGGCCAGAGGATGCCGGTTGTTGACCGTGAGTTCCGGGATCTCGAACGTTCCCCCATGAGGGTGCCGGATCAGTACGACCTTCTCTCCGTTGTGGTAATTCGGAGCGTAGATCTGATCTGCCCTCATTCCCTCGATCGGGAGGATGACGTGAGTCTTCTGGCCCGGCATGGCTGCGGCCTTGAGGTGGACTGCCGCGGAATCAGCAGAGTCACCAAACGTCATGAGAAGCTTGTGCTTGATCACCGGGTTAGTCAGCCGCATGATCTCGTCTAGCTCATCACGCTTACTCTGAAGAGCCAGATCGAGCTGTCGCTTGGCAAGATGCGGGTTCTGCTTGGAAAGAACCTGGGAAGAGAGCGACCTGCTCCAATCCCTCCAGTCACCTTGCTCGTTCACGATGTTCATCGGAGACTGGTGCTTCTTGCCCGAGCTATCGGTCCATGTCTTCTGCCGGATGGCCGAACCGAAAGGATTAACCGGATCGTCTCCGACAGTCTTCATCGCATCGAGCTTGTTCGGTGACCGCCGCTTGTTGGTGTTGAACTGCAGATCGGTTCCGGCAGGAAGGCCATCCTTGTACATGGCCATGCCCTTGAGGTAGTGACCGGGCCCTACCTTGATACGGACCTGAGCATAGGCCGAGTCACCGAGAGATACATCGGGAACTCCGGGCCGCACGAAGATTATGCCATCGGCATTGCCTCCACCATCCTCGGCCCACCTGACACCGACTCGCTTAGGGTCAACAGCCACCGGGGGCTTTATGCTCTCGATGGTACGGCCGTGATCTGGGCTAGTCGCGGCGACAGTCTTGATGAGCTCGGGATGAGTCTTGACGTCTACGTACGTGGTTCCCGGAGGAGCCAGGACCTTGACGGTGGTCTTCTTCCCACCTGTTGTCCCTAGCTGAGGAACCTGAACGTTGTGAACTACGTAGCCCTGCTGCTTCAGCATCGCCACGGCGGTGGCCAGCTTGGTACTGCTGACTCCTCGCCAGTTCTCGGTTCCCTTGCCGATGTCCAGGTATCCGCCGGAATCAACCTGGTCCTTGAGGAAGGAAGAAGTAGCGTCGAGAACGCTCCTCTTCGCCGAGTTAGCCGGGTCGAGAAGAGCTCGGACGGATGACTCGTTGAGCCCCATCTGACGACCGATGGCAACGTTGGACATGCCCTTCTCGCTAAGACGAAGAGCAAGCGTTGCCTGACCCCTGCGATGCTCGTCCTTGGCGATCGCGATCTTCGCCCTGAGATCGGTCGTGGAACCGAGACCGAGTCCTCTTGCTATTTCAGGGTCAGACATGCCCTGCCGCTTGAGTGCAGCATGCTGATCCAGGAAACTTTTCCGGCCACGTTCCATCGGGGTTTTTCCGGATCCCCAAGGGTAACGACCGGAGTGGCGGGGCGTTCCGTAATGAAGAAGCTCGTCAGCTTCAACGATGACGTCAGTCAAGTCTAACCCGCCTCCCTGAGTAGTTCGATGCGCCTGTCGAACACGACGATCTTGCTCATGATGTGAGCGATAATGTCGACTGATTCTTCGGGATTCGAGACCAGGATCTCGTCGTCCTGATAGATCCGCAGTTCTATTTCTATCTCTCCGGGCTTGTACCCGTACTCCAGGCAGAACAAAGCCGCATAGATTTCTACCTGATGCATGGAGCCCGCGATGACGCCGGTTTTGAGGTCGTGGATCCGGAGCAAGTTCCTTCTGAACGAGATGGTGTCAGCAGTCCCGAAGCAGTTCTCTGAGTAGTACAAGACTTGCTCGGGGATCATCCGGAAACCGATGGCGTCGTTCACGTAGTTGTTCAGGGTCTTATCAGAACGAGGAAGCTTTATGCCAAGCCGGACGGCGTGGTGAGCGAAGGCATGGAGCTCCACTCCTCTCGCAGCGGCCTGTGAGCTGAGGAAGACCTCATCCAGCTTGTCTGGATCGTAGTTGATCCAGTGGTACTTGCTTGGGCCGAGGAAGGCGTGCTGCCCTGCGAGATTTGAATGCGTGTTGAAGATCACCTAGGACAACCTCCTTGTTTCCTGGGTGGATGAACGCCGCGAACGACATCCGGTCCATCATAGCTACCCAGTAATCCTGATTCGGCTGACGCTTGGCACCCCGGGCTTTCTTGCACTCGAGGGCTGCCCACATAGCTTTCCACAGGATGAGGAGATCGGGGATCCCTTGAATGTAGTTGGGATCGTTGATCAGGACCACGCATCCGGGGAACATGCGACGAAGCTCAGCAATCAGTTCAGTCTTGAACGGACTCTCTGTGTTACCCATGTCCCATCCTTCGCGAAAAACAGAACCCGTGATTTTAAAACTAATCACATTCTATTTCCTTCTATCATAGTCCACGTTTTTTCCGCGATACTCGACCATGGTCGAGCGGTAGAGACAAAATGGCGTTTTTCTTTGCCTACCTCCCGTGGGAGTTTCTGACCCTCCCTATATATATATATTACTACTACTACTATACTAAAGAAGAAATACGCTTTTGTCTCAAGTATGTCCGTTGACCTGCGTAAACGGCTGAGACGTCCTCTGGCGGTCGCGACATTAAACCGTCGTCATGCTCCTAAGCCACTTCAGCTCGTTGAAATTCTCCTTCCGCGAAAGCGTCGCAGCTATGGCTCGGTCTATCGGAGCAGCTGAAGAAATGACGTAGTACCAGAGATCGGTGAAGGGCGTATCCAGACGGTCGATCCTTCCCTTGGCTTGCTCGGTCTGACGGTAGGAGTAGCTGAGCGAGTAGAAAACGACCGTATCAGTCTCGGTGCAGTTCCACCCTTCAGCGCCGGCAGCGTACTGGACGAGGTAGACCCAGCTGTCAGTGTCCGGGATTGGCTCGTGCTTGTGGCCGTTCCATTCGGCAAGTGCAAACGACGCCGGCGAGGAGCTCGATGTACTTCCACTCTCCTCCGCAGTTGCTGTGATCGAGCCAGAATTTCCGCCAGTCGGTCCGGTCTCCCACGGCGGCCACGTCGGCTCCTTCGTCGATGGTTCCGGACCGGCCGATGAATTCACATCCGCAGACAACGCTCTCAGGATCTCGAGCTCGTAGTCGAAGTTGTAGAAGATAATCATGCGCGGATGCTTCGTCAACAGCTCGCGGATTCGCTCCACTCTCGACGATGAAGTGTTGACTGCTCTCCGTGTCAAAGAGAACAACTGCGAGACGTGCTGGATTGGCTTGTTCTCCAGGTAGTTCCATCTCTTCCGCCATACCTGATCGTACCTCTCCTTGTCGTAGTCGGCATAGACGTCTATCTCGTGCCGGACGGTGTGCTTCTCATACGGCATTTCTACAAGGATGTCCCGGAGATGGCGTGCCAGCACACCCGTGGAGATAAACCGCTCCACCTTCGGGTACTTCACAAAGGGCGCGAAGACGACATGCTCCCGCAGGAATTCCGTTCTCGACCTGTAGAAGCCGTTCGCCAGGAAGACGGGGATATAGTCCATCCAGGTATCCCCGGGCGTCGCGCTCAGCAAGATCCAGTTGTTGTTCTTCGTGATCTTCAGGAAGGACTTCACCCATGCGCCAGACCCCACGATCCTCTGCTCGTCGAAGATGAAGAACGCGTCCTCGATGTCCTCGTACGACTTGATGTTATGCCAGGAGTCGACCTCGGGGAACAGGCCGAGGAGCCGCGCCTCAGCCTGCCAGTCCCCGGAGTCTCTTTTCTTCGCCGTCGTGATGACTATCAGCCGCTCGACGGTCTCGATGTCGTTGTAGTAGGTCAGGGCCGTGATGGTCTTACCGCTGCCGACAGGTCCCTTAAGGATGTTGCCGTTGCGTAGCTTCAGGAGGGCTTTCTCCTGATGCGGCATCAGCGTCAGCGGCATGCCACTCCCTGTCCTCTCTAGCCTGGAGTCTCCTCATCAGGCGGAGTATCCCCACCGTCAGGACGATCTTGAGCAGGATCCACAGGCTCATCCGGATCATGACCTTCTTTTTGAGTTCCCTGTCCATTGTCTCCTGCCTTCTCGTAGTGCTCTCCAAGAGCAGTCTCGATGGTCTCGTTGGTCTCATCGGGCTCGCGTTCGCTACGCATAGCCCTGATGAAGCCGGCGGCATGCTCTGGCGGAATGTCCAGGTCCCGGGTCAACATGGTCATCACGATGCAGTCCTGGTCCGCGGCCTCGGCTGCTTCCAGCCAGCGCAGGGCCATCGTGCGAACCTCGTCAGGGTCAGCCTGGCCGGTGAAGATGTTACCGGCGGTGTCCTGGCACGAGATGGTGACGAAGCCCTCGTAGTTCCCGTCTTCGTCCGTGGCGAGACCTGAGGTCATGTAGATATCGGCGATGCGACCGATGACGACTGAGGCTTCAGCGGACGGCATGCTTCACCTGCCCGTCCATGACCCGCTTGACGTAGGCGCCGGCAATAGTAGCCAGGACGGTGACGAGGAAATTCCGCTGCCGGCGGTAAACGATCACCTTCCTCTTCAGGTCCGCGACCTGGGGGGATGTCTTGAAGAACTGTTCCCGCCACTGCTCGGCGAGCTCTTCCATCCCCGCCGGGAGGTCAGTTGTGTCGTGGGTTGAAGGCCGGAGGGCCATAGTCTTCTCCTTCTAGTTCTAGATTGACGCCGATTACCGCGAGGAACCTGGTGATCCGGTCGAGATCCGCGTCCGGGGGGAATTTGAAAAGATGGCCGATGACCCGCACGCCCCGGCGCCGGCTCAGGTGAAGCAGGTACATGCCGGGTCCGTTGAACAACCCTTGCTCGATGTACCGGTTGAGAGCGAAGAGGACCAGCAGTCTCTCAAGGCTCAGTTTCACGTCAGGACCGAACCACTGATCGAGATGGGTTATCGTTCCCCGCGGGATAGCTTCGTCGACCTCGAACAGGGCGTTATAAGGCGGTCGGAATAGCATCATTACCCCTATCCTAGAGAGAGGCGGGCACGGGTGATCCCGTAGAGAATGACCCGCCCCTCTCCTCCAACTGCGACGATGAGGTATATGTCCCTGCGTCTAGGCACCACCTCCTTAAGCTGACCGCTTCTGCGAAGTCGTGGTCACGGACAGGCCCGCGCTGTCAAGGTACATGATGGTGACCCTGGCCCCGGGTGGACCGACTTTGAGTACCGTGCCGGTCTCGTAAGCTACTGCACCGCTGGATGGCAGCGGGTACGTTCCGAACGCGAACTCGATCGTGGCGATCGCTCCGGGGTTCGCTTTCGCGTAGTCAACCGCTTTGCTCCAGACGGATCGCAGCTCTCGTGGTGGCATGTCGGGTGTCACGACAAACTGCCTGGAGCTGGCCATCTAAGCTATTACCTCCTCCACTTCTCTTTCCCTTCCCATCGTGTTTATGGCGCTGTCTGGGACGCCGCTGTCCGGAGTGTCGATGTACTTCAGCTCAAGCTCGTCCTCGGCGATCGTGACGTAAATCGATTTGAGGTAAGCCGAGATGCCTTCCCTGCCTCCGACGTTGTACCGCCGGGGGTTGATGATCAGGTCGACGTACGTGATCTGCGCGTAGTCGATGACTGAGACCATGTCCTCGTCGAGGTTGGTCTTGCCGCGGCTGGTGATCAGCACGACCCGCGGGGGCATCGTCCGGGTTCCGTCCCGCTTCTTGTACTTGACCTTTACCTCGAGGATCGGCTGCGGTGCTTCTCCCTCGACCCTGGGCTTCAGTTCCCGGATGTTGAAACCGTCAGCCTTCATGGCCTCGGCGAGTTCGTCATCCAGCAGGAAGCAGAAGTTCCGGTCACCCTCAGCGTTGAAACGCCCGGGCTTGCCGCTGAAGTTGCGGAAGATGATCCGGACGTCCTCGAAGGTGATGGGCTTCAGGTACTCCTCGGTCGGAGCCGGCCTGTCCCTGGTTCTTGCAGGCATCACATCGCCCCGAACATCTTCAGGAAGTCCTGCTGCGCCCGGATGAGCTCGGCCTGGGCGGAGGCGAAGCCGGTGAGGTGCTGGATGTAATCCTTGTCGTCCGTCTGATTCCGGCCCACCTCGAGGAAATAGCTCTGTGCCCGGATGAACGCGCCCTGGGCCCTGATGAAGGTCATGACCCGGTCGTACGAGGTCAGTTCCGTTACCGCGGAACGGTTCTCCTCCAGGATGTCGGTCATTGCCGGCATGGCCCGTTCGTGCCTGGTGCTCGCGATCGGGTCGTCGGGGATAGGCCCGACCTCGGGGAGGATCAGGGTGTCCTTCTTGTCATCGTCCGGTGTGGACGCCATAGTTCTCTCCTAATAGTTCTTGCGCCAGATGACGCGGCCCCCGTCTTCGATGACGGGAGTCGCCGGAGGTGCGTTGAAAGCGACAGAGACAGTCTGGATAACCCCATCTGTCACAAGGTCGACAAGGATCTGACCGATGTCCGCCTTCGGGTCTATGTACGCATTGATCTGGTCGCCCTCGACCTCTGCGTATCCGACGATCCTCTTGATCCCCCCGATATACACTGTCAGGGGAACTCGTCTCCGATCGGCTGCCGTTGGCTGCTTCGGTATGTCCGGTGCGTCTCCCGTGACATGTAGGTGTTCGTCCATAACTGCTCCTGTTACTCGGCTTTAGCCCAGTCCTTCCGGAGGGCCTCCAGGTTGGTGAGCGGATCGCCTTCGGTGTTGACGATCTCTACGTTGTCGAACTTCTTGTAGACGTCGAGATAGATCGATCCGGTTGCTCCGTCGAACGTGACCTCGTAGTAGGTTCCGTCGAGGAGATCGGTGCTGACGAGCGCCTTCCAGTTCTGAAGAGTCCGGCAGAACCAGACCACGTAGACGCTCTCGATGGTGAAGTTCTCGAGCTCGTCCGTCTTGTCGAGGTGTCTCATGGCGTACTCGAAGACGTGGCGCTTGGCGGTCTCGATGAGCTTGAGATCGGGCATGTTTCCTCGCTATTCCGGTCGTTGTGCGCGGACGATGGTGACATCCTTCGGATCGTAGATGCTGCCGAAGGCCTTGTAAGCGACGATCGACCCCCAATCATGCATCTTGCCAGTCTCGATTGCTCCCGCAAACCAAGCGAGCATCAAGCCGAGCGTGTCGACGGACTCGCCGTTCTTGCGCTGGACTGTGAAATGGCTGTCAAACCTCTCCGCCCAATGCATGGCATCCTGGTCACCGACGAGATCGTTGTCGTTTTCCGACGCGTGTTCGAGATCCGCCATTGCTTTCCTAACTAGTGAACCATTCGAAGTCGCCGAACTTGGAGATGCTCTTGACGGCGTCGTCCACGAGCTTCCTGAAGTAGCTCATGTCGATGTCGTCTTCCAGCGAGAGATCGAAGACTGTGGCTGCTTCCTTCCACAAGTATCCCTTGCTTCCGGAAGCCGCATGGAATACTCCGTCCTTTCCCCGGAGCAGTTTGCCGCCGCCCGTTCCTTCCTTGACCGGCACGAAACTGCCGGCACTGCCCACGAACTGAGGACCGTCGCCGAAGTCCAGGTAGAGCGCCGCGCCAACGACACTGCGGGTCTCGCAGTAATCGAGGAACACGAGCGGCTCGTGGTTGAACAGAGTCTTGAAGACATACGGATGCGAGAACTGCGCACCGGTTGCCGTCCAGATCCCGGTGTTCGTCTTCGCGATGTAGACGGCATCGTTCACGAGGCAGAATTTCTCGTACGTAACCTCGTGCTCGAAGGTGTATCCGTAGTCCTTGCCGAACTGCTTCACGAACTCGATGATGGGGAGATCCGCACCAGGGATCTTGATCGAGTCGGTCTTGATGTGAACGACCTGGAAACCCTGCGCCTGGACCGCGTTCTTCAGGTCGATCATGAACAGGGCACCGCGTTTGGCGACGATGTTGTCCTTGTTCCGCAGGTCCCTGAACGGGTTGTCGAAGTTCGCCGACGTCAGGCCGTAGACGATGTTGATAATGATCTTGAGCGCGTATGCAAGCGCTGCAGCATCCTCACTTGATCCGAGGTAAGGCTTGAGTTTGCCGTCCAGAAGCCGCCCCGCAGTGTTATAGTCACCGCGTTTGATGGCGAGTCGCGCTTCAGTGAGAGCCGTGAAACGTGGAGTGTAAGGGCCGAATAGATCCAGCACTGTGATCGAGGTCGGGTGCATTGAGGCCACGTCGAGCACCGCGACATCAGAGTACATACCTGGTTCTGCATAGACGTAACCGCCCTCCCCGACGATCTCTGCCTTGTAGATGCTCTTGCCGAAGTCGTAGACGTAGCCCGGGAACTCCCCGGACAAGTCTGTGTAGATGAAATCGGCCTGGGGGTTCTTGACGTCCCCGAAGATGATCTTCGCGGTGTGCCGCTGGGTGGTGTCGTTCACCGTAAGACCGCTCAGTGCCGCGAGCATCTGCCGCGCTCGGAAATCCTGAATGCGATCCTCGAAGACCTGCTCTTCCGTGATGACGTCGTTGGCGCAGTAATTGGCTACGTGATCCCAGAGGGAGGGGTCAACTGGCTCATCCCAGGGGAGTCCCAGTTCCCGGTGATTCAGCCCGAGGTCGATCTGGAACCGCTTGAGGCTCTTCTTCTCGCTGGAGAAGTCGAAGATGTCGGCAAAGGAGAGGTTGTAAGCGTCCCCGAAGAATGCTCCACCCTCTCCCTTGACGATCCTCTGACTGAGCTTGTAGAGGTCGAGCTCGCTGTACCCCATGATCCGGGCATAGATGATGTGGTTGTCGTATCGCCGGTTGTTGTAACCGATGAGGTTCATCCGTGCGAGCTCTTCCATCTCCACGGAACTCGGGTTGATCATCTTCACGACGTTGTCACTGCCGCGGAACTTCCAGCAGCAGACGAAGAGGTTAGGGAACACCTCAAGATCGTAAAAGACGTACCTGTCATCCTGTGGCTCGGGAGCCGGCGGCAGCTCAGCTTCCGAGGAGAACTTCATGTCGATGACCTTGCGAATGCAGTACTCCGGCTGGTTAGTCGAGTTGTTCGCGAAGGCAAGAATCCTTGGCCGCATGTCCGTGACGTCATAAGGAAGCCCAGAGTTATAGGCGTCCTCGAGGATCTTGTAGATGAAGTCGATACTCGGTTTGGTCCCCGGGTGTATCTCCTTGTGGAGGTTCCTCAGGATCAGGTTTCTGAGGCCTCTTTCGCTCTGCACTGTGTCAGAGTCAATCATGCGCTTCTCCTTCAAGGGAAGACCGCTAGATATCGTAGCTACCGGGATGTTGTTGCACTTCGACAGGCTACGGCGCAGGGAAGCGTCGCCGGAGAATATCTTAACTTCTATCCCGACATCGAATACGCGGCTGAGCTTGGTAACATCTCCTGTGTAAATGTAATGCAGGTGGATGCCTGATCCGCTCTGGCTGTACTCGGCGTACGTTGGCGGCCATCCGCTTGCGGCTTCAAGGTTCCTTTCTAGGCTCTTCTGGCCATCATCTCCCGTCAGGTCAAAGTCGATGACGATGTGCTGTCCAGGAGGCTTGACGTAATGCAGCTTCGTTGTATCGAGGCCTGCAAGAGTCGTCCTGACATTCGCCCACTTCTTGAGCGGGGTCCCGTCCTTATTCGCGTACTGAGCCGGGCAATCCGCCAGCATCTCGTCAAGTAGAGAGGTCGTCTCGTCCATGACAAGCGATGGCACCTCCGGCTCAGGGAGCCTAAGATAGGTGAGCTTCTGAGTCTGGAACCCCCGGAAGAGACTTCTTACCTCGATCCCGTCGACTCGGGTCTTCGGATGAAACTCGTCAAAGTAGTTCCTGAGTTCGTCCCGGAACCTGTGCATGTTCATCATGCGCTCGAATCCGGATTCGGCACAGTAGATCTTGTAAAGCCCCCAGGCTTCCTTGAGGGTTATGCCGTTCCGCTCCTTGAGCATGTCAAAACTCGACAGGAGGAAGTTGTAGAAGATGTCCGTCCTGATGATCATGTCGGTCGGCCGGTAACCGGTGTAGAAGTTCTTCCCGGTCTTCCGGTAGACATCCAGGCAGTGACTTGCGATCGCCCCGAGCTCGAACTGAATCTGGCTGATCAGTGCGTTGTATTCCGCCGGGGGGAATAGTTCGCCGGTCGGGTTGACGTCGATCAGCCGGCGGATAAGCCCGGACTTGGCGTCAGTGATCCTTACCGACTGGTTCGTCCCGATAAAGAGAAATGCCTGGATCTGTGCCATGTAGAGACTTTTGTACTTCTCGTTCATGACCATCGGCTCGTGGGAGATGATCGTGCTAAGAATGGTGTTATCCGTGATCCTCGACAAATCCCCGTCGTGCTGAATAGCCACGAGTGGGTTGGTCCTGAAAGCTTCCGAGGCGAATATGTTCCCGCTGTTGTTCGTCCCCGTAAGAGCTCGGGCATCGAACACCGCCCAGTACCCGTCGAAGAGCTGCTCGAGGATGTGCAGGAACGTCGACTTGCCTGTCCCTGCTTCTCCGTAGAGAACGATGAACTTCTGGATATACTTAGCGTCACCCGCGATTATCGCTCCCGTAGCCCACTCCAGCTTCAGCCGCTCCTCTGGATCGAAGAGACGGGTCATCAGCTTGTCATAAGCCGCGATAGGACCAGGCTCGAGATCGTATGAAAGCCTTTTCGAGCTGTGGTCCTCTTTCCTGGGAGGCGTGTTAGCGAAGGCCAGGTTACTGTCAAGCGTGACATGCGTGTCCGGCATGTTGGCACAGTATCTTCTGAACTCAAGCCAGGTATTGCTCTTGTACCGCCCGAGTGTCATGACCCGTGTACTGGTGATGTCTCCGAGTTCCGCCGCTCTGGCGTTGATCTCACGATCTATAATTCGCCTGGCAGCAAACTCATCCGTGGTCCAGAGGCCGGCGGACTCGTCCCAGATAGCGTAAAAAGCTCCGCCTCGGATCATCAGGTCTGTTGAACGATCGACTATCCAGCTGGGATATACCGCAAACCCGTCCTTCGTCTCTCGCCGTTCGACCTGAAAAAAGTCCATGGATCCTCCTCCCTAATACATCTGACGTTCCGTCATGTAAGCATGCATCTGGTACCACAACTCGAGGGTACGCTGATCCTTCTTAGCTCTCTGTAGAGGGAAGATCCCGCCCTTTCCGTTTCTGGAATAACGGCGGTTGTTGAAGTTGTTGAGGATCCTGTTGATTCTAATCCCGGATCGCGGGACGTAGTCTCTATCGTTGTACTTGGCAAGGTCAAGGTTGTCGATGAACTCCCTGAACCACCACTCGATACCGTTCTCGACCAGGTAATCCGCCCGGTAAGCGAGAGCGATGAGCATCTCGAATATCGAGCACTGCCCAAGGCTTTGCAGCTCAGTGTAATCCTCCACAACGATGCTCTTCAGCGTCGATATGAATTCATCCCTGAGCTGTATTCCATCGCGAGCTCGGTTGTCGTCGTTCGGAAGCGAGTCGTCGAACCTCGTCTCGTGCATCAGCGTGCACACGTTCACGTAGGAGAGGGGGGACTTCTCGTCATAGATCTTGAAGACCCGGAAATACAGGTAACCGAAGTAACCATGCTGAATGTCATCGGTCATGTCGGCTTTCCGTAACCAAGAACGGTCTGTGTGTATGACTCGTTCCTCCTGGCGATCTCGAAATCCACCTGGAGTTTGTCGTTACGGACATACAGGACGTCCGGGTCGTCGGAGTCCTGGCCGAAGAGATTCTCGAAACCTACCCCGATGATCGTCGTATCCCTTATGGGGGCGTCTCTCTCATCACAGAGCGTGTCGTCTGTCGTGAAGTAGGTGAGCGTGATCTTCGAGTAGGTCTCGTTCTCCTCGCTGAACTCCGCGAGGGTGATCACATACGGCTTAGTAGTATCCCGTACCAGAGGTGGCGGAGGCGAGTCATCAGCGTCCTCACCCTCATCCTCGGTCTTGTCTCCATCTCCCGCTTCCTCAAGTCCTTCGAGGTCGGGATGGCGAGGGTGAAGCACGAGTTCAATACGGGGATCTGCGATCCTGGTGATGACCCGTCCGGTGGTTCGTACTCCGCCAGGATCAGCCACGGTGGCTTCTGCCCGTTCGCCGGCGTCACTATCTTCTCCGGCGGCAGTCGCGGTGCGAAGTTTATCCGCATAGTACTTCTTGATCCC